ATAAAAAGACTGGCAGAATTAAAACTTATTGAATCAAAAAGAGTTGGTCTTGGAAAGCCTAATAAATATAAATTCCTATGGCATGATTTAATGAATCCCGACAATGGAAACCATGAATCAAGAACAATGGAAACCATTGTTCAAGAAACGGACTCTGGTACGGAACAGGAAACGGACTCTGGTACGGAACATATATATAAAGAGAATCATATAAGAGAATCATATATTAAGAGAAACGTATTTAAAGCACCGTGTGTTGATGAAATAGTATCTTATTGCAGAGAGAGAAACAACAATGTTGACGGTGCTTATTTTTATGACTATTATAAAACAAGAGGTTGGTTATTAGGAAAGACAAAGATGAGAGACTGGAAAGCGGCAATCAGGACATGGGAACGTAATAATAAAGATACGGTGCCAAAACAGGAAGAAAGGAAATTGGTGATATGAAAAAGGTGATTTGGGATTATAAAAAGTTTATTGGTAGTTTATTGGAGGTAGAAATATGAACGAAGATCAACTGTTTGAAACGCTTGAAAAACAACATAAGGGTAAAAAATGTATTTTGTGTGAAAACGAGTCTGAGGCTTTTGGAATTTATACCCCTTTTAAATCACTCCCATTTGAGCCAATAGGCAAAAAGAGAATGCTTACTTATCCTATATGTGGCAAATGTTTGGAAGATAGGCATGAAGAGGTAGAGAGAGCCTTAATCAGGCGGTACTATGTGGCTATTGGAGCGGTAAAGAACGAGGAGATAGAGGTATGAAGAAACTCCCACATACAACGAATTCAAATATAAAAGCTGCTTTGAGGAGATTAAGCCTTCAATCACGCGAACGTGCGGCTAGGCTTAAGCAAGATAATTATACGTGCCAGGTGTGTGGTATAAAACAATCAAAAGCAAAGGGTAAAGAGGTTTACGTAGAAGTTCATCACCGGAAAGGTGTCTTAAATTGGGATGCTATATACAAGGTGATACGAAAATACCTTTTGTGTTCTCCTGAGCATCTTATTACTCTATGTAAACCGTGTCATGATAGGAGTGAGGTTGAGAATGAAAGATAAATACCATGAAAAAGAAGACATAATAAATGTGTGTGATTGTTTTGGGACGAGAAAGGTGTGCACTTTTTCCCATTTTTGTGAAAAACATTGCAAGGATAGATTAAGGTCAGAGTAGCCAATGGGGTGTGAGGATTGTTGTTTGGATACTGAGGATGAAGACTATGAAAACCATTGATATCGAGATAGCACTTGTTAAGAAATTTGATTGCCGGAGAAACCTCATTGTTCCAAATGTTAGTTGGGGGTTTTTATATGATGAGTCGTTGGGCAGGCACTATGAAGCGGATTTGCTGGTTGTGAGTAAGGCTGGGTACGTAATTGAAATCGAAATCAAAACCAGTAAAGCTGATCTTATCCGGGACAAACTAAAAAAAATGCGACATGACAGTAATAAAATTAAGTATTTATATTTTGCGGTCCCGGAAAACATAGTTGATGTGTGCTTTGAACATGCGCCTGAAAAAGCTGGTATAATAGTTGTGAGAGAAACAGGAATGCCTAAAAAGTTTAGGCAAAAGAAGTGTAGCGTATTACGAAAGCCTAAAATGATAGGCAGATATAAAATTCTTGAAAGCGAGCGATATCAACTTATGCGGTTGCTTTGCATGAGGATTTGGAATCTAAAAAAGAAGTTGGCAAATGAAAATTAAATTCATTTTCAAACAATCTAATCGAGAGAGAGTGGAGACAGAGATAACATCTCGCACAATTACATATTTTGTGTATAAAAAAACAACAATAAACAATAAAAGCAAGAAAGCCGTTAAATAGCATTTCTTGCTTAATTATTGCATTATCCTAATAGGTATCAATTTTTACTCTTGGATGTGTTTAAGGTATTATAAAAGAAATGTCAATGCTTATTTAACTGGTTATATGATAAGCCTGACAAAACCGTAATTTGGTGCCTTGTGTGCATTCCTCGTCGATTTTAACGATGTCTCACTATTTCTTTTTCCTTTCTTTTCTCTTTGTCAGTTCTTTATACATCACTTCATCTTGATCTCTTCCGTCACCAAGTGTAAGACATACGAGCCATGTGAATATTATCATTGCTATTAGTGTAATTATTAGTGTGTTCATTCTTTCCCCTTTCCTTTTACTAGATTTTTAAAAAGTTCGGCATCTTGCCTGCATGTTTCTAAGTGTATATTGTAATACAGCTTAGCTTTTGATTCTTCTTCTTTTAGTTTTGCTTTTAGGTACATGTTTTCAGACCTAAGTCTTTCTATTTCAAGTATTCTATCAACTTCTGTTATTATCATGTTTTCTCTCCTGCCTAAATTTAGTAAATCCTTGCCTAAATATTCAAATTTAATCATATTTAGTCATTCCTTAAAATGTCCATGTGCTCAGATAAACACTCTTCGCAATTGTCGTAATTTTCTCTTCGGCATTTTTTGCAGCAATGCTCACATAACATATCTTTCTCACATGCCGATAGAGCCTTAATCTCCAACTCAATTTCTTTTATTTGCTTATCTGTGTAGTGATGTGGACGCCAGCGAAGCAATCTCTCAAGGTTATATATCCGTAACTGTTTATCTCTCATTTTTTTCCTCCATTGCATGACTAAATTTTATTAAATTTAGTCATTTTCTGCTTATTTGCATATTGGTTGTTATTCCACACAAAAACTCTTCTATTTTGTGTGCAAGTTTCTGGTCGCTATCAGGAGTATTAATATCCTTCCTGAGTCTGTAATATTTTATAAAGTCTTTTAATATAATTTCAAACAACCCATCTGACACTTTCATTTTGCTTCTCCTTAAAAAATTGTAAAATAATTTAATCATGCCCAAATATTCTATTTGGTCATATTTGGTCATTCTAAGAGTATATATAAGCACACATTATGCCCCATGCCTTGATAAAATAATAAATAATTTATAAACACCCCAACTATAACAACTTAAGAAATAATGTTTATTTTTAATCTTTTTTGTCAAATCCAGAAAACGCAAAACATTCGTACATAAAATCTTAAGTGCTATAATAACAACAATATAAAAAATACGTAAAATATTCGCTAAAAAGTATATATAATGACAACTCCTTATATAATAAACATATATGGAACCCAAGCTTGCGAAAATATTACGCCTAAATATTCTATTGCCTAGCCCAAATATTCTATTGCCCAAATTTATTAAAATTTGGTCATATTTGGTCATAAATAAATAAACACTTGACAAAAGAACTAATATGTTGTAAGTAATAGTTGTCAAGAGCTAACCTTTGACAAATATACAAAGGTATCTGCACACACGCAATGCAGACAAGGCGCCACAAAAATAAGTCCTTGCAGCACTAATTAATAAGGTCGTGTCTGTGTGGTGGAGGTTGGAGAAGATCGCCGAGAGTGTTAGCTGCCAACCGAGAGACCCACTCATAGTGATAGTAAAAGATAGTTACTGCGCCTAAATTTATTAAAATTTAGTCATTATTTATAAGGTACTATATATTAGGATTAATAGCTTTAAAATTATTAACATTGCCCAAATATTCTATTTGGTCATACACTACTGCCTAAATATTCTATTTAGTCATTAAATAAAATACCATGGAAAATGTAATAGCAAATTTGCCAAAACTACCAAAGGTTAGGGTTAAATTGTCTGTGCCACTTATAGCTAATATGTATAACAAGGGATATAAGTGTACGGAAATTGCTAAATTAACAGGGTATTCACACCAAAGGATAAGTCAATTCACAGCCCAACATTATGACCATATGATCGTTCTTTTGGATAATAGTGATGTTATTTCAGCCTTACAGAGTAAGTACTTAGCGACGAAATTTAGGGATAAACTTGATGACATTGTCAACAGTAGCGAGGCTTTTACGAAAAGGGATCTCATCCCCTGTATCGCTGGTGCAGACCAGATGACTAAGCAATATTTAAGCCTTTCCGGTAAATCTCCACAGAATGTCACAATTAACCAGGTAAACGTCAATATTGAGGAACTTGAGCAGCGAAAACGTGAAGTTTTAGAGCGTATCAAGAAGTTACCAAGTTCCTAAACCCTTATGTGTCTTAGATATGGGGAACCAAAATGAACAGTGTCCTTAAATTCAACATTTCGTATAAGATACATTATGCGAAGTATCGCATTTTGGTACAGTGGTTTTTGTGTATGGGGTACCCCATTGTGGCTAGGGGGGTATGTGCCCTGGCGAAGGAAGGGTGGTATATATACTAGTGACACAGAAAATTCCCCCCAAATAAAGGATTTTTTCCAACTATGTCTTACACTGTTAATAATAATACAAGTGATGTCCAGAAGAAAGTTGTCAAGTATTGTATTGATGGTCGGCGTAGTAGTGGAGGTCGTCCCAAGGGAGCCAAGGATAAGAAGCGAAGGCGTGTTAAAGACAAGAATGGTTTATATCCTGAAGAGCGTAAGCCTCCTGGTCGGCCACGTACTAAAATACAGGGATTGAAGCCGGTTTCCAGGATAAGTGATGCGGAGTTGCATCGTGAGGTGCAGGAGATTGAGCGCCAGCTTCTTGCGCAGTATGAGATTAAGGAGAAGTATACACGAGAGCATTTATGGGAGTTTTACGAACCTCTTTTATGGCAGGAGAGGTTATTTGAAGCGGTAAGAACTAATTTAATAACCGTGGCGCCTGCTCCTAATAAGATTGGGAAGACGACGTCTATTTGTCCTCTTGTGTGTTCATGGCTTAAGGGTTATGAAGCGTGGAATGTTGTTGATATTGGGTATCCGGGAGCGGTTAAAGTTAATGATTTGTATTATAAGCCGTCATCTTTAGGTATAAAACCACCTGTTAAGATAAGGTTAACGGGTGAGGACTGGAATCATCATTTAGGGCAAGTTGTGGTTAGGGAGCTTAAGAAGTGGTTACCTCTTCAAGATTTTGTGATAAAGAAAAATAGTGCGGGTGTTGAGTGGTTATGGGAGGATATGAAGAGTGGTAGTACGCTTGAGTTAATGACACATGGGATGGATTATGCACTTTTTGAGAGTTGGCGTGGTCATGGTTGGATAGCTGATGAGCCGCCTCCGTTTGGGTTATTTAAAGCGATGGGCAGGGGGTTGTTCGGGAATAAAGGAAAGATGGTTTTTCCCACAACCCCTCTTTCACAGGCATGGATACTGGATGAATTAGTTTTAAAGAACAGAACTGACACTGCGGTGTTACAGGATCTTTGTATCCTTGATAATGAGATATTTTATGCTGAAGATGATTGTGTATTAACTGAGATGGGGCTTGGGGGGATAAGTACAAAGTATTGGCGTGATGCCACACTTGATAAGAAGGAATTTTTTCGGTTATTGCTATATGTTGATGACCAAGGTAGTGATGCAGAGAAGTTTTTACTCGATAAAACAAAGTCAAGTAAGCATCATCTTATAAATGATCTTAAGTTCCTCAGATTTGCCAAGGATACGGCAATTGATGAGAAACCGTCTCGATTTTTTGGTACATTTAAGAAACTTGTTGGGTTAGTGATAAAGAACTTTAACCCTTCATTGCATATAATAAGGAATTCTGAGGATTTCAAAGTGCCGACAAACTGGCCAGTAACAGTAATGATTGATTTTCACCTTAGTAAACCTCATGCTATATCTTTTTATGCGTGCGATGAACATAATCGCCATTATGCAATTGATGAACATTGGATTAATTGTTCTGCCGAGGAAATAGCAGACTTGATAATAAGGCGTAAAACAGGCGATACTCTCTGGAATATAACTGACGTGTACATTGATCCGCTTTCTGCCGGAGATAATAAGTACATGAAGAATAGATTTGAAGACACAGAGTCAGCTTTTGCTGTAATAGAAGAGAGACTTGATGCAAAAGGGATAGAACTTCATGTTGCAAAGAAAGACAAAACTAGTGGGTTTATGAATATAAGAAAATGGCTTGCCGGACCGAATAAGATTCCTATATTGTTTTTTCTTGACAAATTACAATCCTTTGGTTCTAGTACTCATAATGGTGTTCTTTATGAGATACAAAGACTTGCTATTGACCAAGATACCGGTCAGATTGAGAAGGTGAATGACGATTTTATGGAAAACTTATACCGTTACACGTTAACAGGTGTTGAGTATCGGGAGTATACGAGAGAGCGCATAGTTAGTGTTGGGATGGGAGTAGAAAATAGTTTGAGTTGGTGAGTTTAAAATGACTAAATAGAATATTTAGGCATAGGAGGAAAACAATGGCTGAAGAAGCTAGATGTGGTTATTCGGGTAAGAGGGGTAAGCCAAGGACTAACATTGTTCCCGAGGTAAAAAGCGAAGGTATTGAAGTGAAAAAACCAGCAATGGTAGTATCTGTATATAATAAGAGTAATGTGATTAGTGATATAGAAGATGCGATATCAAAGTTGGGTAATATAAGTGAGAGTTGTTTTCTTGAAAATACTGATGAGCATTCTGATTATTCAATTGCTGCTAGAACGATTTTAAGCGCAAAGAACAGGCTTGAGACTGCTAAGGGTTATATAAACAAGAAATGAAAGTAGATGATGACATATTATCTGAAGCAAGAGTAAGGTTTTCTTATCTTGAGAAAACTGACCGTCACAATAGAGACAAATACAAAGAGAATGTCAGATTTGTCTATAACATTGATAATGGTCAGTGGCCTGATGATGTTCAAGCTGAGAGGAAGCAACAGGAGAGGTCGTGTTTTACCTCAGATAAGCTGAGGGTACAGGTTGCGCATGTAGCTAACAATGAGCGGTTGCAGAGGATAGCTGGTAACGTCCGCCCTGTTGATGATAAGGGTGATGTAGTTACTGCTGAAATTATTTCAGGTATAATACGGCATATAGAGCACAGTTCGAATGCAGAATTAATCTATATTAAGGGTGGGGAGTGTGCCATAGCAGGAAATGTCGGTTATTGGCGTATTGTAACAAAATATCTGCCGGACAGTTTTGACCAGGAATTATTATTAGTGCCTATAAAAGATCCAATGTCTGTTTATCTTGATCCCGACAGGAGATTTGGCTTTATAAGAACAAAAATCGGCAAAAAGCAGTTTGCTTCTCTGTATCCGAAAGCGGTTGAAGAAAACTTTGAAATGACTGATGAAGACAGAAGTATGTGGTATGACGAGGAGTCTGTCTACATTGCTGAATATTTCTATAAAGAGCGCAACGATTATGAAATAGTGCAATTAATAAATGATATTACCGGGGAAACAGTAGATATACAGTCGAACGCCTTACAAATAAAAGAGATGGAAAGCCAGGGGTGGCGTGCCCAGAAGAGAAGGAAAACAGATACGGAAGCAGTTAAATGGTGTAAGATAACCGCATCTCAGGTGTTGGAAAAAGGGGAGTGGGTAGGTGATGCTATACCAATTATTGAGGTACAGGGTGATTGGGTATGGCTTAATGGAAAGTTGTACAAACGGGCGCTCATCGAAGGTGCTAAAGATGACCAGAGGTTGTATAATTATTGGAAGACTTCCGCAACAGAAAAATACGCACTTGCAAACAAGGCTCCATATCTTGTAACAGATAAGATGATAGAAGGAAATGAGAACGCATGGGCAAATGCTCATAAAAGATTATACGCATATATAAAATTTAAATTTGACAAGGGTATGTCGCCAAGACGTGAGCCGCCTCCACAAATGGACTCTGGGTCCGCTGCAATGTTAGAGATATGTAGGAGAGACATTCATGATGCTATAGGAAGATCTGAGGCTGGCCTTGGGCAAAGAAGCAATGAGAGGTCTAGTGTTGCTATTAATGCCAGAGCGAACAAAGCAGATTTAGCGTCTTTTCATTTTCCTGATAATTTCAGACAAGCTATACTCGAAACCGTCAGGCAGCTTATACAGGCAATACCAAAAGTATACGATGGTGCAAGGATACAGAGAATAATCGGGGAAGATGGGCAACACTCTTTTGTGCCTCTTAACCAGGATATTGAGACACAAAATGGTGATATATATAGAATAGAATTAAACTCAGGGAAGTATGATGTTGTGGAAGATGTAAAAATAATGTCTACGAGAAGGCAAGAGGTTTCAGAGGAAATGAGAGCATTTTCTCAAGGATCACCACAGTTGCAATTATTGTTGGCTCCTGAGATAGCAAAACTACAAGACTGGCCTGGTGCAACAAAGTTCGGTGAAAGACTCCAACAGTTACTACCGGGTCTCTTGGGCATAAAACAGCAAGAAGAAGAGCCTGTACCAGAGGGCGGATAAGTCTGGGGATATGAAATATGGAGAAAAAGTTATGACTTTGGATCAGACAAAACAATCTGAGGATGTTCAAGTCGGGGATGTACAAAATGAAGCGGGCACGGCTACCGCAGAGGAAAAAGGTATTGATTTGGGTGCGAAAGAAGAGGGGACATCGATTGAGTCAATTATGTCTGCGACTGAAGATGATAATGTTAAAAAGTCAAAGGCGGGTACTGACCCTGGTGTTCAAAGAAGGATAGACAAGATAGTCTCTGAGAAGAAGGCTTTAGAGCATAAACTAGCTGAGATGGAGAGATTGAGGTCTATTCCGAGAGAAAAGCCTGTTGTTCCAGATAGAGATGACTTTGATTCGAAGGAAGACTATCAGAAAGCGTGGGACAAGTATCATGACGAGATAACTGCCTATACCGATGCTATGAAAGAGGGCAGTAAGGTTTCTGATACTTATAAAAGGCGTCTTGAAGAGAGTTCAGAGAGGTATGAGGAACAATTGACTGGTCTAAAGAACACTTTTCCAGATATTGAAGATGTTGTATCTGCCACTGATTATGGAAATGCCCAACAGGCAATAAGCTTCAGTAAGCATAATTTGAGAATAGCTTACTATCTTTCACAAAACCCAAAAGAACTGGAGAAAATTAAAACTATGGACAATGACGATGTACTAAAAGAGATAGGGAAGCTTGAGTTGAAGTGTGATGGGTATGGTGGTTCCAACAAAACAAAGACCCCTAGTCCACTCAATATTATCAAAAACCCTGTTGACGACAATGTAGACTCCTTGTCTATTTCGTATGCTGATAGTATATCAAAGAAGTATTTAGGTATAAAATAAGGAGTGTAAAACATGGCACAAACATTAATTAATATGGGTCAATCAACGGCTATGAAGGTAATCTCCAATATGGCTGTTAGTCATTTTGTTAACAGCATGGTTATGGGGAATTTAGTTAACCGTGAATTGACGAAAGAGTTTCACAGAAAAGGTGATGTTATAACCTATAACAAACCAGTAAGGTCTACCATTCTTGATGGACCGGATATTACTGGTTCTATAGCAGATGTGCAACAGCAGTCAAGCACACTTAAGGTTGCTACTCTGAAGACAATTCCATTTCAGTTCGGAGCGTTAGAGCTTTCTTTAACACCTGAGAGGTTTTTTGAAGAGGTGTTGGTTGACGCTATGGCGAAACTACCTAATCAGGTGGATATGGATATATTGGACTTGTACAAGAAGGTATACTATTCAAGCGGCCCGGCAGGTGCGTCTGATCTTGACTTTGAAGATGTTGTTGATGCTGCGGCTTTACAGAACCATCACGGTGTACCTGGGGCGAGGAATCTTGTTCTCAATCCTACAAGTCACGCACAACTGGTGAAGACTTCAAAAGGTTTGTTTCTTCCTAACTATGTTGACGGTATAATCAAGAGTGCTCAGTTGGGACAGATGGGCGGATATCAAGTGTTTATGGACCAGAACGTGAAGACACACACGCAAGCAACGATATCGGGATGGTTAGTAAATGATACCGTTGCTACAGGTGATACTACTGTGACAATTGATACGGGTTCTGGAACGCCAGCGGTTGGTGATGTGTTTTCGTTTGCTAGTGTTAATTCTGTCAATCCAATGAATTACCAGTCTACCGGCAACGTGATGAAGTTCAGGGTTGTTTCTTACGCAGCTAACGTTATCACCTTTACGCCTGCAATTGTCAGCACTGGTGCCTACCAGAATGTTACGGCGCTACCTGCTGATGACGCAGCTATTACGTTCTATGGTAGCCATACTGCGAACCTGGCTTTCAGCAAGAATGCATTTACCCTTGCGACTGTTCCTCTTGCTCCTATTGATGGATTGGAGCAGTACACAGCAACTAAGGACAACGTAACAATTACTATTTCCATGCATCCTGATATATTGACATTCAAGTCCATTAAGAGGTTAGATGTGCTTTATGGAACAGATGTCTGTTATCCAGAGTATGCTCACAGACTTATGGGGTAGTAAGTAACTAAGCAATTTGTGTGCTGCGTATGGTCTCTGGCTATATGCAGCACATATTAAAATTTTAGTTGGAGAGAAGAAATGACACGAGAACTAACCTTAAGGACAGATCCTAACGCACTTACGATAGTATCTGTCACGGTCGCTGCTGCTGCATCTTCAGGGGTGTCTGCCGCAAATGCAAAGCTGAAAGGTGGAAGGATAATATCTATTTATCCTACTACAAACCAGGATCAGACTATTAAGAGTGTTGCGATTGCTGCTGCAACAGGAGTGATAACGGTAGAACTATTGGTTGCTGCTACAATAGACAATGTATTTAATGTTGTTGTGCAAAAGAGATAAGGAGACTTCGAATTGCCTGACATGACGGCTAGAAAAATAATCACATCTGCGTATAGAAAAGGTGCTATAAAAACGCTTGATCAGCAGAAATTAGAAGACGGACTAGAAGACCTGCATAATTTGTTGGCGTCGTGGTCGATAGACAGCCTGATTGTTCCTTATCTCACAGACGAGACGTTTACAATGACTATTGGTAAGGCTGATTATACAATAGGAGCTTCAGGTGATTTTAATACTGTTAGGCCGACGAGAATCGTTGATGCATATGTAAGGATTGATAGCTATGACTATCCGATAGACACGTATATGGAAGAGAACGTTTATAATAACATTGCATCAAAGTCACAGTCTAACAGACCGTCTGCTCTATTTTATGACAGGCAATACCCACTAGGCAAAATAAAGTTTGATTATGCTCCAAGCCTTGCATATGAGTTACATTTATTCAGCGAAAAGCCTTTTAGTGAGCCCGCTTTAGACGATTCGTTCAGTATACCGACGGAATATAATTCAGCGATGATTTATAACCTTGCGGTTATGTTGGCATCTGATTGTGATAATAAATTATTGCCTCAAGTGTTTGTTTTTGCTGAACAATACCTTGATGCTATAAAACACAAGAATGGTTCAACGAAGACAGGGATTACAACGGTTGACAATGCACTACTCTTTAGGGGATAGTATTGGGATATAACGGAGAACAATATTATGTTAGTTTGGCACAATCAGGTTATAACTATAACCGTAATGTAGACCAAACTGAGCCTAACGCCCTTGTGGGGAACACGAATAATGTGAGCCTGGTAAGAGGTGGTGTTGGAAAAAGAGGTGGTACATCGCACGTGAATGGAACAGCTATTGTTGGTACTACTCCAAGAAATTGGGGAACATATCAGTATAAAGATACAACTGGTACATTTCACACCTTGACGGCTATGAGTACTGGGAAGATATACACTGATTATGTTACAGAAATATCGACAGGTTTAACGATTGATCGACCAGTGCATTTTGTAACGTTTAATGGACTGTGTATAATTTGTACCGGGAACAACACTCCTCATGTTTGGAATGGTACAGGGTCAACTTCCGCACTTGCTAGTGTGCCAACTGATTGGGCAACGAATTTTCCGAAAAAGATGATTACACATGGCAGGGGTGTAGTTGACAGGCTGTGGGCAATAGGAGGCAAGACAAAGCCGTATATAGTATATGCATCAGACCAAAGTGCCCAGGATGGTGTCACTGAACCAGATTTCTCTGACCTGAACGTGTATAAAACAGTAATTGACACGGCTGATAATTTTGGGATACTTAACGGTTTTGAATATGGAGACAGGATAGTTTTCTCCGGCAAGGATTGGATGTATACCTTTGATGATAGCGACACAGACACTGCTAAATGGGGTTACAATAAGGCACAATGGCAGGGTGGTACAGCATCAGACAGGTTAATTGCTGTTGTAGAGAACGATATCGTCTCCATGACTGAAGAGGGCGTAATATATTCAGTCACTACTGCTCAGACATACGGAGATTATAAGCGTGCATCTTTGACGTCCGTTCCTCCAACAGGAGAACCGTTCATAGACAAGTGGATAGCTGACAACGTAAATATGTCTCTTGTTCAGGACTTTCACATGACGTACGACCAGGCTGATAGATGTTTGTATATCTTTGTTGTTAGGAAGGGGAAAACATATATTGATACGGCTCTCTGTTATTATATTGATCGTGGAACAAAAAGCGGGTGGACAATAAAAGGCAGTGTTAACTTTGACAGTGGGTTTAAGTGTTCATGTTCTGCTGTATTTAGAAAAAGTGCAGGAGTCCACAAGGTATATACTGGTGGATGGAATGACGGGTTTGTTTGGGAGCTTGAAACCGCTTCTAAGAATGATAATGGTAATCCTTATTCAAGCGGTTTTAAACTTGCAAGAAATAACTTTGGAAATCCGCTTATGAAAAAAAGATTTGACTCTCTTGTGGTTGTTGGTGATGAGTCTGGGGGCTATACCCTATATGTTAATATTTATGTCGATGATAAATATATAGGCCAGAAAACCATTTCTTTGCTTGGTGGTAGTGCAGTATATGATACTGCAATCTATGGTCAGTCTGTATATGCTGGCGGTGGGAACATTGAAACATCTATTGATATCGGGTATCCGGGGAAGAGAATACAATACTACTTTTTTAATAACAGTCTTGATGAGGATTTCTTCATCACACAGCAATCTACAAAATTTATGCCTTTATCTATACAGTGTTGAGGGAGGGTAAGAACTAATGGCGTATCCGTATTCTATGACATATACGGTTGAAGCAGGTGAACTGGTTTTAGCCGATCACTTAAATGTTTCTAACCAGGAACACATAAACAACAATAAGCCGTCAAGTATAGACGATGCCTGCTCTGATGCTGCAGCATTTGTAGCGAAGAAAGACCCATATGCAGGAGCAGCCGATGTCTTACCTTTAAACCTAGAGGAAGAGTTGAGGGAATATAGATATCAAATAGACTCCCTCATAAAGAAGTTTAACACTTCTGCTACACAATGGAACCACGACGTCACTGCTGAGGGCGTATTGTGGACGAAAGGCGCTGATGTTGCAAGTGGTGCGGCATTGCCAGTATTAAATGATGGGGCACGTGTCGATGTAACTGGTACGTCAACGATAACGAGTATTGATTCTGTTGGTGTTGGTACAATAAAATGCCTACAATTTGATGACGTCCTTACCCTGACCCACCATGCGACCGATATTATATTGCCGTATGCAAGAAACATAGTTACTGCTGCTGGTGACATTGCAGTTATGCATGAATATGCTGCTGGCAAATGGGAGATGTTGAGCTTTTCAAAATCACTGATTGGATGGGATCTTGTTCAGAAACAGACCGCAAGCGTATCGGCAACAATAGATTTTACAGCAGGGTTAACTGCTGCCTCAGACTTTTATATGGTGAAGTTTGACAATATTGTGTGTTCAGCGGAGTCTAGTACATTGTTTAATATGGTGTTGTCAACCTCATCTACATGGAAAACAGGGGCGAGTGATTATCAAAAAGCGTATTTGTTTACAACGGCGGAGGCGGCAGGAGGCGGTCCAGCAAACGGAGCAGACGGAGATAATACAACAGACAATATACAATTGAATCATTCTTTTTTTGGGGTTGCTGCCGGGGAAAGCCTTTCAGGAAAGATATTTATCTATAATTTAGCAAGTGCTACAACCAGAACGAGAGTTGAAGGTATTACGGTAATATACAACGACACTCCAAGTTTATCGGGTACTTTGCTTTTTGGTGACAGGAATGCTGCTGAGGTAAACGATGGTATACGGTTTAAAATGAGTTCTGGAAATATACAAAGCGGTAGTATTTCGCTTTATAAGTTTCTTGGTTAAATGGAGGTTTTAGTATGGCAGAAGTCCCTACGCATAAGATGGTTGATGGTGTTAAGGTTGACTTAACCCAGGCAGAGAAAGACGAGATATTGAGATCTTGGTCTGCCAGTAAAGCTGAAAATGATGTGAAGAAGGCGGAAGAAGAAGCACTGTTAACTCAAATAAGCAATGAAAAGACTAATTTACCGTCATGGGATCAAGTGTCTGGTGCTATAAATAATGCGTTTCCCGATCCCGCACAGGCAAATATTATAAGAAAGATAGCCAGGCCAGTTTACACGTATTTGAAAAAGAGAGTAGATTAATATGCCGGAAGTAATAGGACTAGACAATATACATCCTTATGTTAGTGCTTATAGTGTTGCAGCCAGGATATTCGGGTTGCCAACTCCGACAAGTTTGTTTGGCAAGGCTACAAAGGGTTTGTTTGGTGGTGGAGAGAAACACAGCATTTCTTTTGATAAGCTTGGTCGTCCTCAAGGACTTTCTCAGGGGAACCTTGTAAGACAATATAGTGATGCTGGCTTGATTAGATATATTGGAGGACAAGGGCTTGCGTTTAGAGATGCAGGAAGGGCGGTCAACTCTATTCAATATCAGCTTAACAATGTTGGTGGTGTTACTATTGGCACATTGCAGAGATTGGGCATGAACGATATAGCTAACAAATTGGCAGCACAAATGAACGCTATTCAACACGAATCAACAAGTGTTGCTGATAGGCAAGCGAGGAACCAGGCGTTTCTAAATAACCTGTCTCAAGTTGAGGAAAGCTTACAACCGATACTGAAAGATCCAAAATTTAAAGGTATTAGAGATTTTAGAGAGGTATCGTTCCTGCAAACAGCAATTCCTGAATATAAGAGGGCAAAAACACAGTTTGACTATGTATTTGAAGGTGAGAAACTGGGGAATGTTGACGCTGGAGACCCAAGTAGATATATACCGGGTGAAGGTGAGAGGGTTGAAGAGGTAGATGGTAAGAAGTTTATCATAAATCGTTTTGGTATTGCAAGAAATCTGTTTGAAAGATCAGATTTTGCTAAGAATGATTATGGTCTTACACTTGGTCTTGGTATAGATACATTGGAGTCTAGGCTTAACGAATATCAGGGGAGGCTGAACGCATTGCAGGGTGGAAAAACCGTTGATGCAGGAGTTAATACAAATATTGATCTAAAATTGCCTAATATCTCTATTGGGTTACCAAGAAAGTCTGGGCTTGCGTTTTCTGGTGCATTTAATGTTGGTTCTCAGTCTCCGCCTCCCGTACAAGAGGCATTCAAACCTCAGTTCCAGAGGCAAGGTCTCGTTTTTGTTCAACCACGTAATTATAATAGAGTTCCAATTGGGTTTCCGGGTACTACATAATGGAAATGATAAGGCGTTATATGCAAGATGGTGATATAGTTAAGGGGTTTATAGGAATAAACATGAAAAGAGATATTCCCCATTTACAACATTTTTACGTTGATACACCATACAGGACTATTGATAATGCCAGAAAACTCATAAAGTCTTTTGTTGCGATAGCCAAGGAGCTTGGGTACTCGAAAGCTTTTGTCCATGCGTGTACTAAAGAACAAGAGACATTTATTAGATATTATTTTAAGGCAAAAAAACCATATTGCTTCAACGATGGTGTTATGTGGTATTTAGTTGATCTTGGGAGGGCTGGAAAATGAGCAGCGAACAGATAGAGCCAACTGCAACGGAGCTTGAAATTGAAAAGCTGGGGTTACAAAGCTTGAGAGATGCTCAGGGAGCGAATAAAGCTCTTGGAGATGCATTATTAAAGGCTATGCGGTTAATAAAGGATCCTGCCAGTGGCATATACAGGCAAATGACAGATGATGAGTTTATGGGTACACTTCCGGGTGTTGAGAAGCAGAATTACAAAAATTTACAACTTCAGCTTGAAAGACAGCAAAGGGCTTTAGAGGGGAAGTTACCAATTTCAGAGGGACTCATGCAGCAAGAGAAAGAAGAGTTCCGCAAGTTCAAAGAGGGGCAGGCAAGACTTGGAAATATAATACTTGGCGATGATCCAGCTACAGCAACGGCAAACACAACAACAGGTGTTCAAGCTCTCAACTCATTCAATGATACATTTAAGCTTGCCAGGAGTGCAGAGAGGTTTGGGGAACTGCAAACAGGACAACAAAATATAGGGGCAAACTTTGGTCTTATATCTGATTTACAAAGCAGGAAGTCTAACGAGATAAAGGCTTTGCCATTAAAGCATTTATTTACTTTGCCAACGTTCCAGAACAATGCTGGATTGTTAAGTCAACAGAATTTTGCGAATTCACAAAACTCTTCACAGTTTCGAAGTGATGCTTTTAATCTTGCTGGACAACTTGGCGGTGCCGGAGCATATGGATTGATACGTAAATATTTCCCATAAAAGGAGCAAAAAATGTCACCTACAGCATTAGGAGGTTTAGTACAGGGTATACAGCAAGGTGTTGGTATTGCCAGCACTATTGATCGTAATATACAAAACAGCCGTAACACGAAAGCATACCAACAGCAAGTAGGGCAGCAGGAGATAAGGTTAAAAATGGCTCAAGTTCAACAGGATTTGGGTATTATAACTGATCCGTTACAGCCAGATACTTTCCGGCATGAAGCATATAATAGACAAGCAAAGTTATACGGATTACCTGAATTACCTGATGATGTACCTATACCAAATGCGGGAATGCCAATACTAAAGAGAATGAAGGATTTGGTAGCTAGTAATAAACCTACAGAAGAGAAGTTGAGGTTGTTTTCTGGTTTTCATGCTGACTATTTGAATGCTATGGGCAACGATGTTGCAGCGAAACCGTATGTTGACGCACTTGTTGGTCAACAGCGTGCCGAGGATATGGCCTTAGTTAATGTTGCTATGAAATATATTGATGATCCGAGTGGGCAGGGCGTATCAGATGAAGACGCAAAAACATGGTTTAGACTTAGAAACGATAAGTCACCTCAGGGTTTGAATAGGTTAAGGCGAATAGAAGCATTAGCTAATCAGGTGGAGGCAGAGCGTATTGCACAAAGAGACAAAGGGTTGTCAACTGGTGTAAGAGACCAACTCGCTGCTCAGCGTGATCCTAGTGTTGCAAGGGCAGTTGAGGCAGATATTCAGTCTGGACTTATTGGCAAGACTCAGGGTGGAGGAGAAAGAGAGCTTCCAGCAGGGTTGATCGAACCTGTTGCAGATGGAAATACCAGTCTCCGTGCAATTGCAAAGATAGAGGAAATGTTCGGAGTAGATACAAAAGATGCAGAGGGAAATATAATACCAGCAGAGGGGAAAAATTTTATAGGTATGCTTGATTCACAGCTAGGTAGAGCTAGGTCTAAAACAGGTAGGATAACTCCAAAAGAGGCAAACTTTAGGACTAGAGTTAACCTTATGAAAACAGAGTTGAGGAAGTTTTATTTTGGTACTGCCCAATCAAAACAAGAGCTTGCAGGTTCATTGGAAGCTATACCGGCTTTGGATATGTCAGATACACAATTTGTTGAGTCTTTAAAGGTACATAAAGAGAGAGTCCAGACATGGCTAGAAGAGATAAGGAATGGACTCAGGGTTCCTGGGAAGGTACAAGAGAAAGACGAGCTTGATCTTTCTAATGTAAGTGATGAAGAATTTATGAAAAAATTTCTAGGACAATAATAAATATGCCTACGATAGAAGCGTTACTTGAGGGAGAGAGAAGAGGACTCTTAAACGAGAAGAATACTGTAATACTTCATGAGGCTCGTAAGAGAGGTTTTGTGCCAGAGATAGATCAACCTGATGTATTAGAGGTAGAAACGGCAAAAGAGCCTGAATTACAAAGGTTTGCAGAGTTAAGCAGAACCCCCGGTCCAGGGTTTGTTGCCGATACATTCTCTAATTTGCCTGGTGTAAAGACCGCTAAATCAATTGCAAATGCTGGTGAGCCTGGATCGCTTATAGGCGGTACTATTGGTGCCTTGGCCTCCCCTCCAGGTTTTAATCTGATAGGTGGTGCTGGTGGTGCTATGGGTGGTGCGGCGATAGAGAGATATGTTAGGAAGTTGTTAAGAGCAGAAAATAAATCTAACTTGCAGATATTAAAAGAATCAGCTATAGAGGGAGGTGTTGACCTTGGCTTTGGAGTTGGATCAAAGCTTGCGGTTAAAGCAGGGCAGAGAGCTATTGCGCCTTTCAGAAAGAAAGTAACAAATACTGGAGTAAGGTCTAGTCGTTTTCTTCAGAGCCTTGACACGGATTTGTTACCGCCAGAAAAGACAGAAAGTAAAATACTTGATGTTCTCCACAATATAAATAAAAACGCTCTTGTGGATTTCGGTTTTGTAAAGAAATTTGAACTGGATAGAACGAAAAAACTTGGTAAGTATGCTGATGATTTTATAGATAGTGTTGGGAAAAGGCTTACAGATGATGAAATAGGAGAGGCTATAATAAATAGTACTGAGGTAAGCAGACAGTTAATGAAAGACCTTGCAAATCCTATTTATGAAAGAGCTAAAAATATCACGAAAGATATGGGTGGAATAATAGATATTACAAAGCCTGGTAGTGATAACATTAGTGTTAAGGAATTTGCAAAAGAAGTTGTTGGCAGGTCTGAGGAAATAAAGAATTTTGGTGCTAAAATTTCTGGTGCTAATATCGCTAAAATGGTTAGCTTACAAGATGGCAAGCTTAGTTTTCAGGCAGCGGTTGACTTAAGGTCATTGCTCCTTAAAGAGGCAGACAGGATAGCTTTGGAATTCGACAAGGCTCCAGCTATTGGCGTAACTAAGAAGTTAGCTGCAATGGTCGATCAATCCATTGAGAAATCGTTATCTAAGCATTCACCTGAAGCACTCAAACTCTGGAGAGAGGCAAATAATATTGATACAATTGCAAGGGACAGGTTTAACAATAAACTCATAAGAAGGCTTTCAAAGATTGCAAATCAAAAATATGGAGACGCGCCAGAGAAAGTCGCTGAAAGGATTTTTACTCCAAATAATGTTTCCGCTATAAAGAGAATCAAGGGTTCATTGGATGTTGAAACATGGAATAACGTTAAAGCGTGGAATACAATGTCATTATTTAGGAAATCTACAAATAAAAACACAGGACTTTTGGAAGGTACTAACCTTATCGAGAACATGTATGGTAGAAATGGTCTTGGAAAGGAAGCGATAAAAACAATTTATGAACAAGGTGAATTAAGAAGACTGGACAATTTTGCACGGGCGTTGAAAAACTCAGGAGAACAACAGGGCAAGGGTATAGGTAGAGTGTGGATACAGTTAACGCAAGCTTCGGCGTTTGTTGGTATCTTTACAGGATACCTTACAGGTTTGTCTGTGTTTGTATCAATTGCCCCTCCATCTATAGGGAAGTTGTTTACAACCCCATCAACGATGAGATGGCTTACAGAAGGGTATAGTTTGCCTCCTGGTAGTGAGAAGGCGGCTGTTGTATTCGGGAAGCTTTTAAAGTCTATGTCGGAAGCTGGGATTGAATATGCTGTTCATGAGGGGAAATACAACCCAGATGAGACGGTTAGAAGCGATACTACTTCGCCTGAGCAGGTTGGCGAACCTCTTCCATAAAAGGAAATATTATGCCAAGTAAATCAAAAAAACAACACAGAACAATGTGTGCTGCATCACATAGTGAAAAGTTTAGAAAAAAGGTAGGTATACCAAAAAAGGTCGCTGATGAATTCTGTAAGGCAGATAAGCGAAAAAAGAAAAAAAAGAGAGGGTAAATTTAAAGCGGAGGTAATTAAAATGTTTAGAGACAAGAAGGTAATGTTGACAACAGCGGCTTTATTTGTATTTGTTTCATCGCTTTGTCTAGGAGCAGTGGTATGGAAGGATAGTTTGTACTACGGAAACCAAGGCACAAAAAAGATGCGAGTTGAGAAGGTGTTTGATGGTGTGACGTTGACGACTGGCGTTACAACTTCGAGCAAATGGTATGGCCTTGATCCGTATAGCTACATAGCTGTTTTATCTTTCGTTAGGGATGATCCAGGGACATCGGCCGAGGCAGTTACATTAACCTATAATACCTCCACAGATCCAGGTCGAAACCAAAACGGTACTACAACAATTTATACATCTGTTGGAACCGATGCTAATGGTAACTGGAGAGATGACTCATTAGAATTATCTCCTATGCCGTTTATAAGATTTCATGCAACTCCAGGTGCGACTGATACTGTATACGATTTACACTTAACAAGGGCTGACTAAATGTTTCGTATGGAGAGTATATGAGAAAATTATTAGTTGTATTGGTTATACTATTTACAGCATTTCCGATATTTGCTGAAACAGAAATAGTTAGTTTGCGTGGTAAAGACTCCAAAGTCTTTGATATTGGAGGAGGGCAAAATCGGTTAGATATCGGTTCAGATATTTCGCATTACAAAGACGATGCTGGAAATTATCAAGATGTTGATTTTGAAACATCGGATACAAGTATAAGTGCGGGATATACAAAATCTTATAAAAAGAACAATGTTCGTATAGAGATAAAAGAAGATGTTGGCCGATTTCGTGTATATCCAAAAAGAAATAGAGATGATATATATGTTGAAATAGGTTCTGTTAGTGGGGTATCTGTATCAAGTGAAATAATTAGGAATGCTAAAGGTCGGGCCGTTGCAGTAAGTGTATTTAAAGATACGCCAAATGTAACATATAGATTTCTTATAAGTGATAAGGGTTTTAAACCTCTTTACATATTAAAGAATCAGACAGGCGTAAATACATTTCAAGAAGATATCTACTTTGAACTTGTTGGGCTTACTAGATCAGGACGTAATATACAACTTAACGGCAATACGATTACAACTCTTGGTAATGCGTTCTGGTATGACTCAAACCGTGAGTCAGGTAACATTAGTGAGAGCATTAACGGTAATATAGTAACTCTTGATAGAACAGACATTCCAGCGGGGTTAACCTTTCCTGTTTATATCGATCCTACCTTAGATATTCAGCCAACCACTACAGATGCGCTTATAAAATCAGATGATGCCACTACTAACTTCGGTGCGTTGGATTACATAAATGTCAGGCATACTACAGTTAGAAACTCTATTGGTAAGTTTGATTTTAGCGCCTTACCAGATACGGCAACAATATCATCGGTAACGGCTGATTTTTATTATGAATGGACTGGGGTGCCTGCTTTAACTGGATCAACAGTTAATCTTGACAGGCTTCTCAGAACTGATTTTGTAGAAGGTGAAGCGACTTGGAACATCTATAAAACTGGATCAAGTTGGACTACTGCTGGTGCTGGAAGTGATGGTAATGATTTCACTTCAACGGATAGAGTTACGGCGGTGGTACCTAGTAGTTATGGATGGATGCAATGGACGCCAACAGCACAAGTACAATGGGCGCAAGCTAACAGTGCAGAGATTTATTACTTTAAACTTTCTACAGCTACCGGAGCAGTAGCATCGGCACAAGCAGATTTTATTTCTAAAGATGAGGTTACTGATACTACGTTAAGGCCAAAGTTATCTATAATATATACAGGAGAAGACCCAGATCCGGATAATTGGTATTATATAGATCCTGTTTCTGGTAATGATGGAAACGACGGCCAACTTACAAGTACACCATGGCAGACATTTTCTTATGCTCAAACACAACTTTCTCCAGGTGACATACTTTTTCTAATGGATGGTACGTATACGGAGACTTTAACAATATCAATCAGTGGAACTGCTGGAAACCCTATTACATTTAAAGCACAAAATGATGGTGGAGCTATACTTGATGGCACAGATGATAGCGCAGTAATATATGCAAGCGGTAAAAATTATATAACACTTGAAGGAATTATATGTAAAAACTCAAATGGAACAGTAATTAATCTTCAAACATGTACAAATTTTATATTGAAAAGGATGTCATCCTCAGATGCTCTTGTGTCGGGGAACAATGATCAATATTTACTCTCTAATTGTACTAATTGTCTACTTGAAGATTGTATCGCTTATGGTACAGGAAGAAGTGTATTTACCGTTTTTAAAAGTGATGGCTGTACGCTCAGGCGGTGTTGGTCATATTACGAGGATTCGCCCCTTGGTGGAGTGAGTATACAGATTTATAATTCTACTAATAGCATAGTTGAAAACTGTGTTGCTACACAAAAGGCTGGATCAAAAGCAATATGGGGTATTACTAATTGGTTGCATCAACCTGGTGCTTTTGTAGGGGATAATAACAAATTTTACGGGAACGTTGTATATAATATAAGTGGTACAACAGGAGGTTTTCATAATGGTTCGAGTGAAGACAATGTAACGGGAACGATCTTTAAAGATAATGTTTCGATCAATAATGGTACTGCTGGTTTTAGGCATGCGGTGGATAGTGGCCTTATCGCAAATAATTTTACAATTGTTGGTAGTAGTGGCAGTTATTTATACTATTGTTATTCATGGAAAGATTTTTACACGCTTGATGCAGGGTTCCAAATTGGTGGTGGGGTAAAAAATTCAAGTTTTTTTAGTAATTCGTTGGGTTTGTATTATAATAGCGCCGATACTGGTTTTACATCATTTGCTAACACATACAATAATTATTCTAGTGTAACAACAAAATATTCAGGAAATGCGTCTGCGGGTACAGGTGAAACAGAAACAGCTCCTGTATATGACACAACTACATTTGGGAAAGGTGCATATTTATTTGTGCCTACTGCGCTTAAAGGACAGGGCGAAAGCGGAGTTGATATAGGGGCAGAGGTATTATATCGTTATGTTGATGGTGTTAAAACATCATCACCTTTATGGCCGTTTCCAATGGAGAGTAGAATATTTGCTGAAACGGGTGTAAGTGCTACATGGGAAGCTGACGGTGGAATATGGAAAACTCTTACTGGTGTATATGTAGAACCTGTTCCGGTTACACTTGCAAACCCTACAGGTGTAACAACTTCTCAATTCGATATAGCATGGTCTCAAAATTTAGATTCTGACTTTGATTATTATGAGGTTCATTATGGAACATCTTCAGGGTTTACAATTAGTGAAAGTACACAATTTGGTGCAGATATAACAAATCAAGCAACAGTTACAGCAACTATTACAGGATTATCGGATGCAACTACTTATTATGTAAAAGTTAGAGTTGTTGACACGGATACTTTTTTCTCAGATTCAAATGAAAGATCTGCAACTACTGGTGGTGGAGACCCTCCTGGTGATAGAAACGCCTCTTGGCCTTTTGAAGATGGTTCTGGAATAACAGTAACTGAAACACTAAATGGATATGATGCGACAATAGTTGGTTCTGGCTATACATGGGTTACTGGTAAAATAGGTACGGGAGCAATAGAATTACTTGGAACAGATTCTTATGTGGAAGTTGGAGATAGTTCGGATGCGTTTGATGTAGGTACCGATACTGGTTTTGCTGTATCATTTTGGTTCAAACCAAAGGCTTGGACATCGAATGCTAGTGGTAGTGTAATTGGTAAATATGATGGTTCTTCTGGTTTAGGCGGATATTGGATACGATTTCTAAAGTGGGATGCAAACGAAGAGAAAGACGATTTACGTTTTTTTGCACGTGGAAATACTAATGCAGCAGCAGCAGGGGCAGGAGTTACAGCTACAAACCTCACGCTCGATACTTGGTATCACGCTGTTATGAACATTGAGGCCACGGCTTCTGCGGGGACTCTTACCGCTTATCTTGACAATAATCTTGTTGGTCAAAACATTTCATTATCTGGCTCTGTTATGAATTCAAAGGATTTTGAAATAGGAAATAATGGATCTTCCTCATCAGATACTTTACAAAATATAATAATAGATGAGGTTAAAGTGTTTGATCATGCGCTTTCTCTATCAGAGATAGGAGATTTGTTTAATGCTGGCTCTGGACAAGGTAATCAACCTCCTACTGCTGTTTCTGATACTGCCAGTACTACAGGGGTTATGCCAGTAACTTTTGATATTCTTTCAAACGATACCGATTCAGATGGTTCAGTTGATTGGACAACATTTGAAATACAAACAAGTCTATCTAATGGCAGTATAGTATATCCTGATATTGATACACAAGGAACCGTAACCTATACCGCAAATGTTGATTTTTCAGGAAATGATACATTTTCCTATACGGTAAAAGATAATTTAGGTTCACCTTCAAATCATGGGCTTGTTACTGTAACAGTTAATCAGTGGGCGCCGGAATTTGTTCCGTCTACTCCTGCTATAAGTGAAAGTAGTTGGAAAAGCAATTGGGTAAGTAAGTGGAATGGCGAATATAATGGTGGTTGGAGTGGTAGTATGGATGTTTCTGGCGAACAATGGGAGTATATCTATTTGCGCACACAAGCACAGCTTGATGCTGGACATTTTGGTGGTGGTGGTTTGCAACAAATCAGGTGTATTTCACAATCTCCGTCAAATCCGTCTATTGTTTGGATGGGTATTGATACGAGTGGTACATGGAAATCAACTGACCAAGGAAAGACTTGGAAATCAAAAAGGTATGGTTTTAGATCAAAGGGTGTTGTTGCAATCGAAGTACATCCCACAAACAAAGATATAGTTTTTGCTAGTGGAACAGTACATAAAGAATTTGAAGATGATGAAGACTCAGCGATCGTTGATGGAATATATAGAACAACTAATGGTGGTAATGATTGGAAGTTAGTTAGACAATGTGATTTTTATGGTGGGTGGGAGGGCGACCACTATGCTTTTGATCCTGATGATCCTGATATAGTGTATGCAGCTACACACTCAGAAGGTATTTTAAAGTCTACAGATGGTGGAGATACATGGGATAATGCTGGTACTTCTACTGGTAGGATTGTAGACATTGAGTTGCACAAAATAGGAACAGACACGACAGTGTATTTTGTAGACTCTCATCATACAGGGGCATCAAACGGATTGTTGAAATTTGTTAATGATGGGGCAGCTACAGAATTAGGGGATGTTCCTTCCGAAGTTAAAGGATTAGCTATTAGAAGGGGCACCTCATTTGCTCTTGATAAATTATATGCAATAGTGGACTCATTTAGTGGAAACGAACTTTATAAATCTACAAATGGAGGAAGTAGTTTTACTGGCATTAGTATTTCTGGTACTGATAAGTTGATGAGGCGGATAGCGATAAGTCCGGCAAACGCAAATTATCTTTGGGCGAAAAATACAAATGCATCTACTGGCCCGTGGTTTTCTACAGATTCGGGAGAAACTTGGGATCTGCCAACAGATAAAGATGTTGGCGATTTAGCTCTTACATCCCCATTAGGAGAGAAAAACTCAGTAGGATATCCTATAGAACCTCATCCAAACAATAAAAGCAAATTGTTGACTGGAATAAACTCCGCTGTGTTTAAATCGGTAGATAACGGGCAAAATTTTTCTTATAGTAATGATAAATATGAGGGTGGAAAGAGGTCGTCTTCAACTTCCGCTGCATGGTTTTCGCCTACTGATAGAAACTATATATTGTTTGCAATACATGATCATGGGATTTTAGAAACAACTGATGGAGGTATAACATGGCGATTAATAGAAGTACCGTCTACTAATGGTAAAAGAAACTGTGAAAGTGTGGTAAGGCATCCTGTTGATACAAATAGAATAATCGCTACGGTTGGTTCCACAGCAGCAAAGGAAATTATAGTATCTGAAGATGCTGGCGAGTCATGGACGAATCAAACAACAACAGACTCAAACTACGTATATCTTGCTATCGATCCAATTGACCCGGATTATGTTTTTGCTGGCGGAAAAGATGGTAGTTGGGTAAGCAGTAGTGCCGGGCAAGATGGCACATGGTCGGCTTTATCCCCACAGAAAATAATATGGACAGCATCAAAAACAGAATCAATGATATATGCTACAGACTTGGCTATATCGGAATTGTGGAGAAGCGATGACAAGACTGCAACATGGACAAAGGTTAGTGATCTACCCGTAGAGATAGTACAGCTAAAGACAATGGATGTTGACTCGGTAAATTCGAATAAATTGTATGTTGCTGATAGAGACGGTGTTTGGAGATGGAGTTATGGTGGTGATGTGTGGAAAGAAATTGGTTTAACAGGAGGAATACCTTTGGATGTTGTTGGAGGCGGTCATTTTGCTGGATATGTTGTAGTTAATAATCCGCTTGATAGAAATGAAGTATTTGTAGGAAGAAGGGATTTGACGGCAAATGGTGGTGTTGTAGCACAACCTATATGGATAAGTAATGATTTAGGAACAACTTTTACAGATGCTTTGTATAATTTATCTGGGTTTTTTGCTGTATTGGGTGCCGCTTACAACCCATACAATGGCGATTTATGGATAAGCACACATGTAGGTAATTTTGTATTAAGACACTAAAAAGGATAAATATGGAAATAGCAGATACGCTTATAAAAGCTGGAATGTTAATGATTATGATTTTAATGTATATGTTGATGAGGAGGTAATTTTATGCCACAGGTTATTGGTTTAAGAAAAATGCTGGTAATTATGTCTTGTATTGCAGGGATATGCTTTATAGCATATAGCAAGAAGGAGCTCAATCAATCAGATATATTTGTGTGTGGGTTAATTGCCAGTCTTGGTGGAGTGCATGTATGGAGGCAGGGTTTGATAGATGAGAAAAAGCCTTAGTTAGTATGATGGAAGGAAAAAATGAAAGTGAAAAAAATAATACTTGATGTATTGATAAATGTGATATTGAGATTGTTTTCAAAAAAACAAAAATGTGGCTGTGATAAAAAGGAGGATAATAAAAAGTAATGTTTAATTTTAACTATCCATCATCTATGGTTTTTTTTGATGCTGTTGAACGGATAAAAATTCTTTCATTTGACTTCTTTGATATGTTGAATATCGATCCGATGACAGCTTATTTGTGGTTTATGAAAGTCGAAAGTACCACATACTAGACATGAAAGAAAAGTTCTTTGTAATAGTTGCGACAATGTTTCTTGCTGTTGGGATTGGCCTGTTAATATCTCCTGCATTTAATAATGCTTTGGAGGTTTGGAATTTGATAGGGATGTTGTTTATCGGTTTTGGTGTTTATTTTTTAGGTAGTGTTTTATAATTTGAAAGGAGCAATACATGACAGTAACAATGGAAAAAGAGGTTTGTGAGAATGGAAATTGTTTTGTTGAAACAAATGGTGAGTATGATGCAATAGTAAAAAGAAATCTTAATTATTTTTACATTGCTTTAGCAGAAACAACAAATCTACAAGTGATTGGAGTATATGAAGATGATGAAGATATTTTGATTATACAAAACAATGACTTAAAACCTAAAACACTTGGTCATCAAGTTGAGGTTGATCAAAAAGAAATCATGGCTCATTGTGATAGCCCAGATAAAGCTAAACAATATGTAAAATTGATTAATGGTGATAGGAATGGTACTGTATTGCATGGAATTACTAGAATCGTTGGCTATTATGCTAGAATGGGAAACTGGAATAAATCTAAGATAGGTGAACTTAGAGACAGAAAGCAATTGAATTATATGATAACAGAAAAGATTGCTGTGTTTGATGATGAGAGATTGAAAACAATAGATAGGATAAAATGAAGTAGAGTCCTATAATAAAATAGTTAGCTAGGGAACATGCTTTCCCTAGCTAATAAAATATCATGGATAAGGACGACAAAAGTAAAATTGAAGCAATGAAAACCTGTATCGTTATCATTGAGGGCAGACAGGATGACGTTGACAGGAAGATTAAAACATTGCAGAGCGATGCCATTGGTGTCGATACTATGGCAAAGAAATCCAAGATTAGGATTGAAGAGGTTATGGGTTCATTCCTCAATTTCAAGAATTGGCATCAAGATGTTGAAAGAACGAAAGAAGCTATAAGACAGTCACGGCGCAAAGATTATATAGCAATCCTGCAAACGATTATAACAGCCGCTTCGGTTGGAGCGTTAATAGTTGCATTACTAAAATTAAAGGGGTAGTTGATATAAAAATGTTTGGGATTAAAGCATTCGAAAAGTTGGTAAGGATAGAAGAGTTTGTAAAGAATCATGATTCGGAAGAAAAGGCATATCGTGAGCATGATGATCGATTCAAGAGAGAATTGAGAGACCTTCATGCAGATGAAATAGTCAAACTAAAATCATATGATGCTGGACAAAACTCACAAATTAGGAAACTGAAAGAAGATCTAGATAGATACAATATGGCGTTAGTGGAAAAAATTACGAGAATTAATGCCATAGTAGATATAAGAGGTAAAATATATTTCTCTATTATGGTGTCAATATTAACCCTTATCTGTGCTGCAGTTATCACCAATCTTTTCACGAGAATATTTAACTAATTTTAATCCTCCAAATCGTCAATGTTATCAATAAAATCTTTAAGCTCATTAATGCTTCTACCGACTATTGCTCCTTTCCTCCTTTCTGTTTTTAATCTCAGTAAACAAAGAAATTTAAACCATTGCCTAAAAATGCCCAAAGAGTTTTGGGCAAGTTTAGGCATAAATTGTTTTGATCTGTAAATTATATATTTCATATCTTCTCTTTATCCAAAAGTAATAAAGTTTTTTATGAGTTGTTCGTCTGTTTCACTAAACATGTGATTTGTACTTTTCTGCCTTTTATATTCAAACCCCTCATTACTTTTCTTACAGAATATACACAGCCTATTAAATCTTGATTCACTCATAAACATTTTCCCGCATTTCAAACATTCTCTCTTGATTGCTGTACCGTTTTCTATTGCCTTCTTAAGCTTCTTGGCAAACCTCATTACTTCACCATTCTTGAGTTTTTTGTAATACTGTTTTTGGTTCCTTCTTACAAGTGCCCTTCTGTTTTCTTTCTTACATTCAACATGTGGAATGCAAGTCTTAGAATAATATATCTCTAATCTATAATCATCTTTGTATATCCGTTCATGTTTCTTACACACGGGGCATTCTAAGACTCTGCTTATTTCATCTTCTTCTATTATTATAGGTATCATTTGTCGGGACTCCCACAATATCTCTTTTTGAATCCTATTTTATAAAGCAGTTCATTGCATATGGATTCGCTAAGGGACAGCATCTTTTTCATGTCAAAATTACTGATTAAACACTGGTCGTAGAGTTCTCCTTGTTTCCCAAAATTCTGATACCATACTATGGCACAGAGCCAGGGCTTATATTCATGTTCTTCTAATAGCATAATCTTTTTTAACCACTCTTTTTGTGTTAGTCTCTGTCTGGTTTCTGTGTTCCTTAGTCTTACGGCTTCTGAAGGGCTGTATCCTTCTGCTCTTCGCTGTCTATAAATTTCTCTTTTTCTTGCAAGTAGTCTCTCTCTGGATTCACAATCTATTGTCATTATTGATCACTCCTTTTAACTCGTCAAGTTAATGTGACTACATTTCATTATTTGTAGTCACCTGTCTTTTTCTCATACGTAACAACATTGTTATTTCTGGTAAGAATGGAGAATTTTTCACACTTGTTGCCCATACTATTTCCAACTTATAATCCTCATTCAATTCATTAAGAGATTGCTCTACAAAGTCTCCTTCTCCAGAAATAATTTTATACTCTTCCAAATTTAAAATCCTTTCTTCTGACTTGTCAAATGATAATACCCGCACTCTTCGCATTTATAAAATCTATTCTCTTTCCTCTTCCAAGAGTTTCTTCTTTTCTTGTTTGAAGCGAGAGCAAGTGCAGCACCAATTCTAGTAAATTTCTCTTTATGACATGTCATGGTATTACCTCAACTAATAGTTGATATGATGCCCATACCACAAAGGCCATACACCATCCAAATAATATCCCAATAATAAGTGTTTTGATTAAACTCATTACAATATCCTTACCGTTGAAGATTAACCTGAATCATATCAGGTTTAAGTTTATAAGCACCACCAGTGTTCTTGTCGACCAGCAGATGGCTTATGAGTCCAAAATCAATGAAAGCGTTAGCTGTAGCAAAATCTGTTTCTCTGACAAGATTGACGTTGTATGGCGCATACCCTGCTTTAACTATCTGCACGTTGTAAGTTAATGCTTTCCGCTTTAGTTCTATGGTAGTAGGTGTAACGCCCTTTTCAACACCATCCACCTTCACGGTTGCCCCATCAGGTACCGAGCTGACAGGGATTTTCTGTGTTGTGCCACGGCTTATGCTTCCGCAACCGATGGCAGATATAATAAGTAACGATGCTATTATTTTTCTCATGTTATTCTCCTGCCTAAAATTTTTTAGTCAAATTTGGTTAAAATTCAACCACGACTTGTTTTTTATACAAACCACCCGAAGGCTGAAGGATGACTCACCCTTCCATTCTATACCAGTTTGCAACGTGATTGATATGTTCTAAAAAGGTAACTCTTCTTCGTTGCCATACTCAAGGCTACTTTCTTTTTTCTTGCTGCCAATAAACGTGAAATCCCTTACCGTTATCTGTATACTTTTTTTGCCTTCATATTCATGTTCGCTCTGGTTTCCTGCAACATAGATTGCCGATCCCTTACCAGAATATTTATCAAGGTTCTCCGAATTCTTTCCCCAAGCAACAAGGTTAATAAAAACAGGTTTATCTTTTTCAACATTAACAGCCATGCTGTTATTAGCATACCTTGTTCCAGATTGCGTTGTTCCCGTGCTCCAATCCTTACAAAGGTGTCCGATTGCGTGTGTAAATAAGCTATTTGGCATTGTATCCCTCCTTATTTCAAAAGTTTTTTAAGTTTGTGTAGCTCTAATAAATGTGTAAAAGCTTTCCATGCATTGTCTAGGTTTCCCCAGTGGTGATGCGAAAAGCTGGCATCTTCTTTTGCTATTTTAAGCAAGTGAAAGCCACCTGTAATTGGCTGCTCTGGCCTGTTTTGTTCCCACAGCACCTTGTATGCCGCGATCTGAATCTTGTACTCAGGATATACACCGCTTCCACCGCCTGTTTTAAAATCTATGATAGATAGCCCGTCACCACCAACATAGCCTATTACATCAGGTGTACCGCCAAAACCATCTTCCGAAACAAGCGTTGGTTCTGTTTCTACTATTTCCAACTGTGTCATACTTTGCCATTTCAGGAAGTTTTCAAAGCCCTGGTCAGCCATTGCAACTTGTTCTTTGGATAATATAGGTTTCAGTTGTGCTATCTCTTTTCCTACTTCCTCAAGGCGTTTCTTACTTTTCATGATGTGTAATTCTATGAGGGCATGGCATAGGGTTCCGGCATCTGCAGCTTTTTGGCGCATTTCTTTGTAGTCTATTCCTTTTTGTCCTTGTTGAAACGACCAAAACATCAAGCTTTCTTTCGACCAGCCCAAGCTGGACAATACAGTTGTAACAGATGGCACCCTTTTGCCATCGACCATATAAGCTTTAGTTGGCATGGCTCTGCACCTCCTGTGTTAATGCTCTTTCTATGGTCCACCCCCTCCTTATTCTATTGCCTAGCGTTATCCTGTTTATATTCAGTTTTTTTGCCCACTGAGAAATCGTAAGTTCAATATTTTTAAATCTAATAAAAACATTCCTCCTTGTGTTATTACATTGTTCTATTTTGGTTGCCCACCTACAATTTTCCGGTGTGTAATCACCATCATTATTAATTCTGTCTATAGTCATATCTTCTGGTTTCCATCCCATGTCCTCAAAAAAGTTAATAAAACTATCCCATCGTTTGCAAATTTTTATACCCCTACCACCATAATTTTCATATTCGGTACTTTGTGGATTAAGGCAACGGGATCTCATATATCTCCACGTGTACCAAGTAGGTGTGTTTACCAAATTATGTTTTGTGGCTGTTTCTTTTTGTAAACACCTACATGAAGAAATAAGCCCCGCCTTTAAATGGTCGCCCCTAATAGTTTTCTCGTTTCCACAATCACATATTGTTTTCCAATAATACTGACTACCATTCTCCTTCAGTCTATACGCAACTTCTTTTACAATAAGCCTTCCAAATCTTTTTCCGGTTAAATCAATCAATTCTTTTTTCACTCTATCACCTCTTCCTCCGTAATCTTTATATCCTGGATTGTTCTGGTCATTACATCTATATTTCATACTCTCCCAAGTTTTGTAAGTTTTTGTTTTGTACATTCTATGAATAATTGTCATATTATTTTTCCTTCTACAGTATCAACCACTTGTTCAACCTTACTAACCTTTTTATCGATCAATGCTTCGAGAGATTCTATCATACAGTTTTTATGAGCTACTTGAATTTTACATCCTAGTTCTTTGGCTTTCTTGGCTGCTAAGGCTTCGTCTTGTTGGTTTGTGATCAAGACTTTATCGTCTTCTGTGTATATCTTAAATTCATTATAGCCGTCTCTATCAGACTTTGTAACTTTTATAACCTTGCCTTTGTATTTCTCAAGCTCAGGTTTTGTCTCTAGTTTTGTGACATTATCTTTCACAACAGTCTTTTTCTCTGGTTTTTTATCTGTGTCGTCAATATGCAATTCCCCTTTATGCCACAGATCAAGAGCTGCGCCAAATCTCATCGCTGCATTTCTAAGCGCATCTCCTATGAGTTCTTTTACAGCATCGCCTCCTTTCTTGTCGTAGGCATGACCATACCCAAGGCGTGTAATACCACATACGGTAAGCCTGATCCATAGACCGCCTATATCGTCTATTGATGGCAGTCCTTTTTCGTCGAACGATAAAGGTTCCCATGTCCATTCAGGGTCAACGTCAAGCAACCTATCAGTTAAAGCAGCATGGCCAACATAGTCAAGGTGCAGGGCTGGTAAGCCGTGATAACCACCACACTCTTTACAATTACCTCTTGGACTATCTTTTTTATATGGTTTTGGAAGTTTGCTAATTTGGTTTTCTTTAAATGGTTCTCTGAGTGCTTTTAGTTTTTCCTTACTCATTACTACCTCCTATTCTATGTTTCTCCGCACTTACTAGGTCTGATTTTGCTACAAAATTATTAAGCGATGCTTCCACTTGTGCAATTTGTTCGGTTAATAGATCTATTCTCTGATTTAATATGTTTAACAATTTTGCAAATCTTTGTTGCAATCCGTTTATTTCTGCATTCAGATATTTTTTATCCGTTGACACCTTTCCACATCCTCCTTAAAAATAGTTAATTATAAGACTATTCATTCATCTCTGCTCCTTTGGGAGTTCGTGGTCCCAAGGGAAAAAGTCTGTGACGCTGTCTAAATTGATATAAGCAGTACCAACAGGTTCAACCTCTTCCAAGGTACCTTCTTTTATAGCTTGCATAAACCTACCACTATCAGCAACCCAGGATGCTTCTCTTAATTCGAGAAAATTACCAACACGTTTTGTAACCCTCCCTACTAAATGGTAGGTCACAGTTCGTAAAAAGAATTTCTTCCCAACCATATCGTCATAATTGTCTATACTATTCATTTTGTCCTCCTTAAAAAAAGTTCTTGCAATTAAGTTTTTTATTTATTATACTAATTACTATCAATAAATCAATAACAATTTTAATTTTTTTTTAGGAGATGTTTATTATGAAGAAAGATGATTATAAAGTATTGGTAACATTATACATGGATAATAGCCTACGGGAGAAGTTAAGAGTTCAGGCAAAGAAAATGGATTTGACGGTGAACAAATATATTTGTTATGCTTTAGATAAACATTTTAATTCTGGGAGAAAAAATGGGGAGTCTTAATAATGAATTGTAAAAAATGTGGATATGAAATGACGGTTACGAAAGTGCCTTGCGCTGTGTGGTCGATTAGAATACCATTTCTTGGTTATTATTTTGAGATTTGGAATTATGATAACAAGGAATATTATTGTTTGGAGTGTGAAAACGAAAAACAACGACGACCGATTAATGATGCATACCTACAAGGTAAGGATGATGGGTATTTTGAAGGGTTAATAAAAAATGATTGACTTAGTACTGCTGTAGTGATATGATTACCAGAAATAAATCATGATGGTAGCATGATAAATGAAATTGTGGTTTGCCTATAACCACAACCAAAGGTTTTTATTGAACCGCTACCATCGGTTTGGTAAAAGCCTTTATTATTTTAGGGGTACAATATGGAACCAAAGCATATTAGTGAGGCTTTAAAAGATGCAGTTGATGCAATTATTCAGGCGGCTGATTATATTGAAGAAGACACAAAAAGAGAAGAGTCAAAAAATGAAACAATGTGGTTTGATGATTTTATGGATTGGGTTGAAAATAGTGGTTATAAGTTTGAATTTGACACGGAAAAATTTATTATAAATATTGAATCAAGAAAATGTTTTCATACTATAAACCTGAAAGACAAAAAACACAATAGGCGTGTTCGTGATTTTTTTAATTTCATCAAAGAAATAGATAAAAACATATTACAAAAATGTAATATGTGCAGAAAGGGGAAATAATATGGAAACAAGAACCATTTGCCCTAAGTGTTCCCCCACAAGAAAAAATTCAAGAGAAAGGTGTTTAACCACAAATGAAAAAGGTGTGTATATCTGCCACCATTGCGGATTTTCGGGCAAGAAAGGAGTTACAAACACACCACCTGAAATAAAACTAAACGGCACCATTACCGATAAACTTGTTGCGTATTTTGATAAAAGATGCATTTCAAAAGATATTCTTGACAGAAACAAAATAACATTAAACGGTAAGTGGATACAGTTTCCGTATTTAAGAAAAGAAGAAGTTGTAAACATAAAATACAGGAGTGGAAACAAGGAGTTTAAACAGGAGGCAGGCAGGGAGAAAATATTTTATGGACTCAATGATATTGAAAATTCTGAAGAGGTTATAATAGTTGAGGGTGAAATTGATAAACTGAGTCTTGAAATGGTTGGGTTTACAAATTGTGTGTCTGTTCCTGATGGTGCGCCTCCGACAAATGCCAAGTCTTACCATTCAAAGTTTAATTTCATAAAGACTTGTGAAAAGTATTTTGAAAACGTAAAAAAAATAATACTTGCGGTTGATAATGACGCACCAGGAAAGATACTTGAGGCAGAACTGGCTAGAAGGTTCGGGCATGAGCGGTGTTATCGTGTAACATGGCCTGAGGGATGCAAAGATGCAAACGAAGTATTAATTAAAAACGATTTCACCCTTATATCCTGCATAGAGAATGCTAAACCGATGCCAATAGCCGGAGTGTTCACTGTGGATGATATAAAACAGGATATAATAACAGCTTATGAAGATGGCCTATCTTTAAAAGGTAAATCAACAGGCTGGTTTAAACTTGACCCATATTACACCATAGCCAAGAGACAGATAACAGTTGTTACTGGAGTTCCTTCGCACGGTAAAAGCACATTTCTTGACGCTATGCTTATAAATATTGCAAAGGATGAGGGTTACAGGTTTGCGGTGTTCAGTCCTGAAAATTTCCCATTACATAGACATGCCAGTCAGCTAGCAAAATGCTATGTCGGTAAACAGTTTGGCAAGGGGTATAACGGACACATGAGCCGTGCCGAGCTAGACAATGCCATTGAATGGATAGATGAACATTTCTATTTTGTAATGCCTCCAGATGATGAACTTACTATATCCCATATCCTTGATAAGACAAAGATTATGATAAGGAGATATGGAGTTGACGGTCTTATTATAGACCCGTGGAACGAATTAGACCACAGCAGGAGAACGAATTGCACCGAAACAGAATATATTTCTGAGTCATTATCAAAGATCAGGAGGTTTGCAAGACAATACGATATTCATATTTGGCTGGTTGCTCACCCAACAAAACTATATCGTGGTAAAGACGGAAAATATCCTGTTCCAACTATGTATGATATAAGCGGTTCTGCTCATTTCAGGAATAAAACCGATGCCGGCATATGCGTATGGAGAGACCTAGACAATGATAGCGATAACGTTGAAATACACGTACAGAAAACAAGGTTTATGGATATAGGCAAACCAGGAATGATAACCCTTAAGTATGACAAATTTTCAGGGAGGTTTAAGTAAAGATGAAGTATATTAATCCACACAAAATGTTTATAGGTTGTTTTATACCAAATTGGCTGGCAAGATGTGAAAATATTAGTTCAAGTGAAAAAATAGTGTATGCAAGGTTGTGTCAGTTTGCCGGAAAAGATGGTGAATGTTTTCCGAGACAGGAAACCATAGCAGTTGAGGTCGGGTTAAAAGTTGATGCTGTTAATAAAATTATAAAAAGACTGGCAGAATTAAAACTTATTGAATCAAAAAGAGTTGGTCTTGGAAAGCCTAATAAATATAAATTCCTATGGCATGATTTAATGAATCCCGACAATGGAAACCATGAATCAAGA